GTCTGCGACCTGTTCCTCCCGCAGGAATGCAGGAACTACTTCACAGCCGCAGGATACGGCTCACATTGAAGGCGACACGCTCTAGAACCTCCACCGCGTGTTCGTCCGTAAGCATCGTCAAGCCAAGGCAGGCCCGGAACAGGTCGTCGGTCGGGCGGTAGTGCGGGACGTAGTTCATCGCGCCATCGGATGCCTGCACCACCAGCCCCCGGCTTTCCAGCCGGTCAACCGCCCCGCGTATCTGGCGCTCGCTCAGGCCGGTATCGCGGCCCACTTCGGCATGGGTTGCCCATATCCACCGATGCCCTGTGAAGTCGCCCGCCACAGGCGCGTTGCGGCGAAACTGCGCCACCCGAAAGCGATACATCAGCCAACGCAACATGTCCTTTCCTGCATGGTCCGCTTGCCGCGTGCCCGATGCCACAAGCCAACTCAGCACCTGTTCACGATACACTTCGTCGGCCCAAAGAAAGAAGTAGGGGTGCCCCCAATCTTGCTGCCAATCTGCCGCACTGGCATTCCCCAGCCCCCTATAGAAGTCCGAAAGGCTGATAAGCGCCCCCGGCGTGACTGCCGTCCTACGGGCCAATTCCTGACTGGCTCTGTTGCGCCGGTAATTCTCTCCGGCTATCAGGCTTTGCCCGTTGTCATTGACAAGACGGGGCGCTCTGTTTAATCTGGGCATTGGCTTGTTTCCTTGCTTTGGCCCCGTCCGGTTGTGCCTGCCGGGCGGGGCAATCCATTTCCGGGGACAGGATCACGCCGCGCGGCGGGTGCGCTTTCGGACAGCGGGAACAACCGGCTTGGGTGCCGTCGCATCGGCTGCCGCCGCCAATGCCGCAAAGTCCACGGTGAGCGTGCGCGGGAACGGCCCGACATGCAGGGACACGTCCACAAGGCCACGTTCCGCAAGGCTTTTCAGGGTCTTGGTGACGGTCGGTTGACTAAGGCAACTCATGTCCATCAACTGCGGAACCGTGCGGCGAAGCGTCGGGCTGTTGTAAAGCTGGCATTCCACGCCAAGCGACAACAGCATGACAAATTCGCTTGGCGATAGCTGCAAGGCTATGGCCACAAGGTCTTGCGCAAATTTGGCGGGTTCGGGAACACTGGACATTCTGGCCTCCTTTATTTCGGCAGGCCACTATACAAAAATCATGCTAAGGGTTGAAACGGATTTTGCCAAATCCAATTACCGATAAACCGGAACCCGCTAATAATATGGAATTGCTGCGTTAATTAGCGCACCCCGGTGCGTTTGCGCTTTCTCACCTCTGGAATTGTCGGTTTCGGGGGGCGTTTATTCACCCTTGGCGCACCCGGTGCGGGCGGAACGAACGGCCCGGCATCGGTCATCGCGGCGGCCAGCACTTCCGCGAAGGGGACACGGTAGCCGTAGGCCAAAGCCTGTATCGTCCTGATACCGGGGGACCATTGTTGCCCGTGTTCATACAGGGACAGTTGCGAGCGGCTGATACCGCTGCGCTTGTGTATCTGCAACAGCAGGCCCCCGGACGCCGCGCGCCTCTGTGTCAGGTAGGGGCCAAGCCCGATAGCAGGGGGCGGGGGGCGGTCCTTCAAGAGCGCCCGGACCTCATCCCCGATGCCGTGCATGTAGGCGAGTTGAATGAACAGTTCGCGGATGGTCGTCATGGGGCGCCGTTGCGGATGGTAGGCAGGTCGCCGGTCCAGCGTTCCACGGCAAGGCGCAGGCCCGCCCCTAGACTGTCACGCTCCAAGCCGTTGGCCACCAAAAGCCAAGCCCCATCCGGCCCCTGTAGCGCCGTAGGCAAGGGCATGTCGTGCGCCGTGTAGAGGGTGACAAGGCCAGCGCCAGCACCCGGCACGCCGCCCGCGCCTTGGCCTTCCTCCATCGTGCGCCAGCGCAGCGCGCCGGGCGCGGCATAGAGCCAGTCCAGCTTGCCGGGGTCCGGGCGGCCCTTGTCGTCAAGCACCTGCCCGAACGCGTGGTAGGTGTTGAACAGCGGCCCGCCCCTTGCGGCGGCGCGGGCGAAGGCGCGGGCGGCTTCACTCATACGCGCCCCCATCGGCCTTGCCCCATCCGACAAGCTGCATGGCTTGGTCTAGGGGCACGCCCGCCCCTACCAGCGTGCCGACAGCACGCGCCCGGCCCGCCACGTCTGCCGACAGCATGGACCGGGTTGACAGACTGGTGACACCGATCTTGGCCAGTTCGGGCAAGAGGGTTCGGGCGAGGGGTTCCACCGTTTGCAGACAGAACAGCCGGTAAGCCTCTCGCATGGCCCCCGCGTTGCCGTTCGGGGTAAGCAGTGCGGGCGGGATACCACAGGCCGCAAGCAAGCGGTTGTGCAGTTGGTCCACCGTGGGGTTAAGGTCGGCTTGCTCAAGGTCCGGGGTCAGTTCCACGCGGCGGAACTCGTTCGCGCGGCTGTTGCCGGTGGACGTGGCAAAGTCGGCTTTGGACCGGATCGCGGCCAGCATACCGCCACCCTTGAGGCCGCGCAGCGCCGCCGCCTGTTGCTCTTCCGGCACCACGTCAGGGAACGGCACCAAGCCCCGCCCTAGCCATTCCGTCGCCCCCGATACTGCGCCCTCAATCTCTGCCATCAGGCGGGGGCTTGCCCCCATCATGGCGAAGGGGCTTCGCCCCTGCCATGGGGCGTTGGCAGGGCTGTTGATGGTCAGCAACACCACTTCCCCGGCCAAGGCCCGAACCGTTTCGGTTTCATGCGGCTTGGCAAGGTGCAGGTGGAAACGTCCGGGCGCGACGTGATCCCACCACGCCACCCGGTGCAGGGCCACGTCACCGCCTTCAAGGCGGATGTGCCAGCAACTTGCCCCGCGCAAGCACAGGTCCAGACCAATAGCGGCCAGCACGTCGGCGCGAAGGGGCGTAGGGTCCGGGCCGGGTTCGTTCGGGTCCAGCATGGCGAAGGCGCGGGACCATGTTTGCGCGCACGCCGCCACAGTTGCCGACAACGGCACCGCGCCATCCGACAGGACGCCAGCGCGCCGCCCGGCAAGGTGTTCGGCTGTAACACTCGGGAACGCGGCGCGCTGTTCCCGTTCCGGCTCACGCCGCTTGAAGGGCCACAGGTTCACCACCGGACTTCCCCCGCCAGAAGGATGCCCGCGCCCGATGCCCGGAACAGCCCGTCAAGGGCTTCGCGGGTCAAGCTGCCATCGCCTGCCGTCATCTGGCGGAACTCGCGCCGGGCGGCAGAATGCACGGCTTGGTAGATCGCAAGATTGCGCACCGCCTCTGTCACATGCGCGCCGGGCGCGGGCGGGGTGATCGTGCCCACCTGCGAAACCCGATACCGCGCGCCGGGTTCCAAGAGGATGCAAAGCCCAAGGTCGGACACATAGTCTGCCCCCGCGTCGGTCGCCCATGCGCCCGCCGTCCACTTCTGGATTTCCACGTCATCGGGGAAGGGTTCGCGCGGCCATGGCACCACGCCGCTTTGGGCAATGTCGCTGGCAGGGGTTTCCGTGACCAGCACCGCCGCCGTTACCGGCCAGTAGGTGCGCCCGGTGAAGGTCTCCACAAGGTGCCAGCTTGCGGCAATCAACGCCGCCGCCCGGTCATTGGACACCGCCGCTTCAAGCGCCACCGACACGGCATCGGGTGTTGCGGGGGTTGCCCCGCGCGTCATGGTGAAAGTCATGGCAACCACACTCCGTTGTGTTGGCGCACCGGGTGCGCCGCTAGGGCTTGTGCCCGCAGTTCGGCTTGCGAAGTGGCGTAGGCCGGGCGGGTGACAAGCGACAGTTCGTAAAGGACCAGCGCAAGCAGGGTCCGAATGAACACGCCGGGGTTGCCGGGTTCCGGGTCCAGCCGTTCCGCGTCCTTCACAACGTCCTTGGGGGGCACCCGGAAGCCGGGGGAAATGCCCGTGACCAGCCCCGCCGCAAGCAAGGCCAGCGCGTCCCGAACGTGGGTCACGTCAAGCAGTTCGCTTGCGATGGTGGCGACGAAGGACAGGGCGTCATCGTCATCTTGCAGCACAAGGCTTCCGTTGTTCCGGCTGGCCAATGGCATGTTGAAGTCGTGCCCGTAAAGCAGGTTGATTTCGCGGTCATCTTCATCGTCCAGGGCGAAGCGGAACGCGCCCGGCATGATGCGTTCCTTGCGCACGCTGCCCCGGTCGGAAATGGTCGCAAGGTCGCCATAGGCGAAGCGCCCCCGGATTTGGGGACGCTTGCCTTCGCGGCGCAGTTCCAAGGCCCTCACAGGCCAGATTGCCCGCTGTTCCATGGATCACGCCCGATCTTGAACGGCAGTCAGCTTGAAGAAGTGCGTGGCGGTGCGCTGGAACAGAAGGTCAAGGAAGGCAAAGGTCGTGATCGCCACCTTGCCCGCCTTGCTTTCGGAAAACGGATCAATTATGACCTCTACGCCCCCCCATGTGGGCATCAGGGCGTGCCCGTCACCCGCCGCGAAGAACACGGTAGAGGCACCCTTGCCGGTGCCGTCCCGCGCGCCACGCGCCGAAACCTGCGAACTCCACAGCGGGGCGAAGCCAAAGGCTTTCAGCCGGTCCAGTTCGGAAACCGCCGTGCCGCTGATAAGGCTATCGGCCAGCGTCTGCGCCACAATGGGCGCACCGGCAATGCGGATGCCCGATGCGTCCGACAGCTTGGCGGTTTCTTGCAGTTCCACCGCGCGGGCGAGGAAGGCAGAGAAGGACGCCTTGGCGGTCAGGGCGGCAGTCCGCCCGCCGGTCAGAACCGTTGCCAGCCCGGCAGGCTGTTCATCCGCCCCGGTGCCACGGAACACGGCAAGGTCGATGCCTTCGCGCATGATTTCCGACAGGTCACGCCGCAGGATGCTTTCAAGCGCGGGGTTCTGCCGGGTTGCCTGCCGGGTCAGGACGTAACGCGCCGTCGCGGTATGGATTGCAGGGCTGCGCGAAGTCGTGGTGATCGCCGCCGCATCCGCGCCGGTCCCCTCTGCCACCCACGACAGGCCACCACCGCCCGTCACCTCTGGGAAGGACGGGGTGCCCTGCACCTGCAAGGCCCGGACACCGAACCGCTGCGCCGCGCTGTTCTCGAAGAACCGCTCAAGCGCGTTCATCACCGGGCGCGATGCCAGTTCTTGCGAGGTGCCGGGCGCGGCATCGGTGACGGCATCGGCGCGGGTTTCCAGCGCGAAGGCCTCCCACGGGACGACCACGCCGCCGCGTTGCGGCACCTGCCCGCGCTGTTCCAGTTCGGCCACGATTTCCGCTTCCCGCCCGGACAGCGGCTTGCCTTCCGTCATGGCACCGACCAGCCCGGACAGCGAGAACGCCCGGCATTCGCGGGTGAAGTCATCGGTCGCCTTGTCGGTCGTCTTGATGGTCGCGCGCTCGGCACCCTCGACCAGAAGCGCGGCGCGAAGTTCCACTTCCGCGCCTTCATAGGCATCAGCCAAGGACCGCAGTTCGGCGCGGCCTTCATCGGACAGGGTTTCGGCCTTCTGGATAGCGGCCATGCGTTCGCGCCGCCGCGATTGCGCAAGGGTGATTTCCTGACTTTTCAGCATGGGTGGTTCCTCTTGGGGGTTGGGGGAATGCCAGTCGCCGCCAAAAAGGCTTCGCGTCCGGTGACGTTGGTTCGGGTGTGTTGCTTGGGGGGCTTGCGTTCGTGCCCTGCCCACCGTTCCCGGTTGGACTTCTCCGAATGGCAGGACGTGCACAGGTATTGCAGGTTGGACGGGTCAAAGGTGCCGATGCCCAGCACCTCACAGGTGCCGCGCGGAATGACGTGATCCGCCTGCCCGGTCGTGCCAAGGAACTGGTGACAGTGTTCGCACCGGAACGAAGCCCGATGCGCCACAAAGGCCCGGACCTCTGCCCAGCGGTTGGTTTTGAGGGGGGCGGGATTGGTGCGTGCCATCAAAGCACCTCCACCACATATTCGGGCTTCACCTCGTCGCGGGCGCGAAGCAGGGCAGAACAGGCCAGCACAAGGGACTGCGCCACGTCGATACGGGCGTGAGGATGCGACTTGGAAAGCTGGCAGGCACCTGTTGCCGACACCTTCACGTCGGCTTCCGCCATGCTGCCTTCAAGCAACAGGCTGCGCCGCAGGGTGACAGCCCCGGCAAGGAACAAGCGCCGCGTGGCGCGAATGTCCGCGTCCCCGTCTTTCGGGCCGGTGCCCCGGTAGATCACGGGCCAAGCCAAGCGCGCCCGCGCCATGGCGGTTTCAAACTCCGCTTGCCGGTAGCGGTCACAGGACACAGACCGCACAGGGTGCGGCCCGATCAGCGCCACCAGCGCCGGGAAGAACTCGCCCAAGTCGGACACGCTGCCGCTTGTCTCGATCAGTTCCCCGGCAATGGCGCAGCGTTCCCATAGATCGCCCACAAGGTCGCGCTTGCCACGTTCCCGCAAGGACAGGTCAGCACCGGGGAAGGCCCCCAGCACCTTGACCACGCCCGACTGTTCATAGGCCACGGTTGCGGCGGTCATGCTGGCACTGCCGCCAAGGTCTATGCCGATGTGGACAGGTTCGCCGGGGATGGTTTCGGGGTCATCCTGATAGGCGCGGCGCAGCGTGTCATAGTCCAGAAGCAATTCCCGGCCCGGCTGTAACGGCACGTTGAGTTGCCATGCTTGGAACTCCACAAGGCTGCCCGACTGTTCCGCCTTGGCGTGGGCGTCCTGCATGAACCGCAGGGGCTTGATGGAACCAAGGCCGGGGTTGGCCTTGGCCCAGACTTCGGGGCTTGCCGGGTCATCGCCCTTTTCAGCGGCGTAGAGCGTGACGTGGGTTCGGGCGTCGGGCCGGTCGATCAGTTCGTTGAACGACGGACTGTCCCCCCGCGTCCCGGTCAGGATCAGTTGCCCGCCGCGCGTGGCCAGACTGTCAAAGTAGGCGGTAATCAACTCGCCTTGGTTCTGCGTGATCAGGCCGCATTCGTCTATGACCGCAAGGTCAAGGTCCAGCCCGTGGCCTTGCGCCCGCGTGCCCGATGACAGCCACAGATTGCCCCCGCCAAGTTCGATGCGCCCCGGCTTGGGGTCCGCGCGCCGCTTGATTTCCTTCTCACGCCCCGCCGCCTTCATCAGGTCCAGCATGGCCTTGGCGATGTAGGTGCAGTGCTTTTCGCTTGGCGCGGCAACCGCCCCCGTGAAGCCGGGTAGGTGGATAGGGCTATCGGGGCACATGCGCCCCAAGAACAGCGCCCCCAATAGGGTGCTTTTGCCCAGCTTGCGCGGCGTGGAGTAGATGCAGGTTCGCCAGCGCGGCCCGTCATCATCACGCGCCAGATATTGCCGCAGGAAGTCCAGTTGGAACGGGTGCAGGGAAAACGGGGCACCGGCATTCAGCCCGGACGGAATACGGAAGTTGGTCCGAAGCCAATACGCAAACCGCCCCTCTATTGAGGGGGCATTTCTGCGGCGCACCGGGTGCGCAATAGGGTTCAAACCACCGTCCATTTGCCGCCTGTCATTCCGGGCGGCGCACAGTGCTTAGCCCGCCCCGTCTCCGATCCTATCCCCCCCATGGCATCCCGGCAGGGTTCCCTTACCCAATGGGTAGGCAGTTTCGATGATGGACAGTAACAGGCGCGGCGTTTAGGTTATAGCGGGTGTCGGGTTATCCTCCATTGCCCCGCGCTTTGGTAATGGGCGTGAGGCTGAATTAGGCAGGTCTTACCACGTCTCTTTCAACAGGCGGTTCACTCGCATTGCCAGTGATCGGGCAAAGAACTGCAACTCCTTCTTCATCACCTTGCGCAAGCCAAGCCGCGCGGTAATTCGCACCGTGGGTTTCAGGACGTAGAGCGGGACAGTCCGTCGCCCTTGCTTGGTGCAGATGATCCACTGCCCCTTCTTGCCCTTCACAAGGAAGGTGCCCAGCCACTGCCGCGCGCTGCGCCGCTTGGGCGTGCCGTCTGCATTCAGTGCCGCAGGCAGGGGTATCGTAAGGAACTTGCCTTTGGCCGTGGACAGCACGCCGAACTCTTGGTGCGCTAGGTATCTTGGCAGGGTCATCACGGCTGCGATGCTCTTGCCCTGCCGTTCCACGCGCCCGCTTGTCAGGGCTGCCAGCCCGCGCCCGCTGCGTCGTGACAGTGAGGCAGGCCCCGTGCCGCCCGGCCATGCCCTGCCGTGCCGCCGCCGCATTGCGTTGCCCGCCCGGTTCGTGAACTCTTCAAGTTGCTTGGTGGCCAGTTCATCCAAGGCCGCAGGGTTTAGCCCGCCAAGCCTGCGAACCGCAACAGACAGCGCGTCCTTTGGCTTGGTGCCCGGCTTTCCTTTGCGCCTCACTTCAAAGTGGAAAGCACTCATGCCGCGCACCGGGTGCGTTTGCGAACCACGGGTGCATTCATTACGGGCGCGGGCGTGCCGTCAATCAGTGCCGCAATCTGTTCCGGTTTCCATCGGGTGAGGCCACAGATTACCAGCGGCGCGGGAATATCCCCCGCCTTGATCTTGCGCCATACCGTCGTGCGGCTGCAATTCAGCGCCGCCGCAACATCCTTGATGGTAAGCAGTCTGGTATTCATCGCGGCTACCCGGTCCATTCCGTTTCAGGCAGTCGCTTATATACCCAACATGGGGCGAAGTCAAATTATGCCTGTTTGTCAACCTTCTGGGTTACAATTCCGAAGGCGTAATCTGCCCAATTCTGCATGACTTCCCGCCGCCGTTCCAAGTAATCCCCCCGCGCGTAGGCTTGCGCCACGTCGCTACCCACCTTGTGGGCAAGGACGGTTTCGGCCACTTCGTAATCCGTCCGGTTGTCCTGCATCCATGTGCGCAGCGTCGTGCGGAAGCCGTGCAAGGTCAGGTCCGGTTGCTTGAGGGTTTCCTTGACCAGCTTGCGCAAGGCCGCTTCGCTCACCTCACCCTTGCCCGTGGTGAACAGGAAGTCAGGGTGCAGGCCCTCGGCCTTCTCTGCCACCGCCACCGCTTCCTTGGACAGCGGCACGCGGTGCGCGGCCTTCATCTTCATACGCTCTGCCGGGATGGTCCACACGCCTGCCTCAAGGTCCACCTCTGACCAGCGCGCCCCGCGACCTTCGCCAGACCCTACCCCGGTGAGGATCAGCCATTGCAGGGCCAGCGCCGACACACTGTCCCGCGCGACCAGATCAGCCATGAAGGCGGGAAGGTCCGCGTAGGGCAACGCCTCGTGGTGCTCCACCTTCTTGATTGCCCCCGGCTTCGCAAGCAGGAACTCAAGGTTGCCCTTCCACCGCGCGGGGTTCTCGCCCTGCCGGTGATGCTTCACCGTGGCCCATGCAAGCACCTGTTCCACGCGCCCGCGCACCCGCGATGCGGTTTCGGTCTTGGTCGTCCAGATTGGCTCGAGCACGCGCGCCACGTCATCGGCGGTAATCTCGTTCACCAGCTTGCCCCCAAGCCCGTGCCCGCCCTTGGGCTTGCTGGCGTAGTCCCTCAAGGTGTTCTGCCACTGTTGCACATGCTTGGGGTTGCTGAACTCTTTCAGCTTCTCCTTGAGGTACTTGAGGTATAGGTCCACCGCTTCCGCGAACGTGGGGACGCCTTGGGGGCTGGCAATCACTTTGCGGTTGCGGGGGTCTATGCCGTTGCGGGCGTTCACCCGCTAGCCTCGTTTGCCTCACGGGCTTCCTTGAGGCTGATTTCGTGGCAGACCCTATGCCAACTTCGATCCGCTTGCCCTGATACATCATCTTGGCAATCCAGTAGCGTTGCACCAGCCCGCCGCGCACCCGGTGCGGGGCACCGATGCGCAGGGTCATGTCCGTCAAGGTGGTGTAATTTTCCGGATGGCCTGAGGTCATGATCAGGCGGCTTTTGTGGTTATGCTGAGAATAGGG